GCGAACGATCGGCAACCATGACAGCCGGTTCGAGAACTATCTGTCCAGTCGCGTCGGCGAGTTTGAAGAAATGTGGGGCATGACGCTGCTCGATTACTTGCCGCGATGGGAAGCGGGCTGGGCGGTGCATCTGAACCAAGGCAGCGATGCGTGGGTCGCAGTGCGTCATCGGCCGCTCAATGGCGGTGTCCATAGCGCCTATAACTCGACACTCAAGGCGGGCGTGCATTACGTCCACGGGCATCTGCACAAGCTACAGGTGACTCCGTGGGCTGATTACCGCGGGCGTCGATACGGCGTCGATACCGGCACACTCGCCGAACCTTATGGCCCGCAGTTCAACTACACCGAAGCGGGGCCGGTCAATTGGTGCTCTGGGTTTATTGTCCTGACATTTAGGGACGGGCGACTACTCCAGCCCGAGATGTGCTCGGTCGAGCACGGTCAAGCATGGTTCAGAGGAGAAAAGGTCTAATGGAAATTATCCTCGGATTTATATTTATCGCACTCCAAGTCGCAGACGCGCTTACTACCTACATCATTCTGAAGGGCGGCGGCCGTGAGCTGAATCCGTTCATGCAAGTGGTGATGAACTTTCTCGGCGTGGTGCCGGCGCTTGTCACAATGAAAGTGCTGGTCGTTGCGGTGTTCATGGTCTACGCAGAAGCGATCCCGCTCTGGGTGTGGATGCTGATGGTCATCATCTATGCGGTGGTCGTTGCAAATAATCTCCGCGCAATCTCTGATATGGATAAACTCAAGTAATGCCATCTGCAACGCTGATGTTTCGCTCCCGATTGCATCGGGCGCTCTTTCGTTCTCGTGCCTACAAGCGTCTATTCACTGATCCTAAGACGGGCGAGATGAGCGAGGACGGCGCGACAGTGCTCGCGCATCTGAAGCGTCAAGCGCGTTACGGGAAGCCGCCCGCGGCGACCGATCGCACAGGCGCAACGGATATGTACGAAGTCGGCCGAATTGTCGGACGGCAAGAGATGGTGCAGTTAATTGTCGAGGCGCTGCACCTAGACGAAAAGACCTTGACCAATCTGCAAGAGGATATACCTGATGAGTGAAGATCTAGGGTCTGCGGAAGCAGGCAACCCGACTGCTCCGGCAGCGGCACCGCAAGTCAATACCTGGTACGCCACTGACGGACTCGATGAAGGCACAGCCAGTCAGCTCGGCGAACTGGTGAAAGCGAAGGGATGGAAGGGGCCAGCGGATGCGCTGCTCTCCTACCAGAATCTCGAGAAGGTATTCGGCGCGGATAAGGCAGGGCGCACGATTCTTGCGCCGAAGTCTGAGGATGATGCGGATGGATGGGGCGCGGTCTACGACCGACTCGGCCGGCCGGAAAGTCCAGACAAGTACAATCTTCCTGTCCCCGAGGGCGATGACGGATCGTTCGCGCAAGCGGTCGCGCCGGTATTGCATGAGCTGGGTCTGACCAACAAGCAAGCGCAAGGGCTGGCTGAATGGTGGAACGGGATGTCAGGCCAGCGCATCGAGCAAGAGCGCGAGGCGTTCATCCAGAAGTCTGAGCAAGACTTTGCGGATCTCCGTCGCGAGTGGGGCGCAGCAGCCGACCAGAATACCGATCTCGCCAAACGTGCATTGGTGCGATTCGGGCAAGACGCTGGCATCGATGCGGATGGTCTCGAGCGATTGGAGCAAGCGATCGGCACTGGCCCCATGATGAAGCTCTTTCATGCGATCGGCGCATCGTTCGCAGAAGGATCATTCGTTTCGTCGGATGAGCCGAACTCGGGCGCGATGACTCCGCAACAAGCGAAGAACAAAATCGCGACGATGTTTGCGGATGAGGAGTTCATGGGTCGCTACATGAATCCCGATGAGCGCGTGCGTGCGGGCGCGATTGCAGAGATGGAGCGACTGCATCGAATGGCAAACCCAGAATTGCTGGAAGCCTAGTTGCGGGAATAGTAGCGGGGCATTAAGATTGCCGCGTTACCTCCTATATGTGTTTGCCCGGAGGGGAAACCTTCCGGGCTTTTTTAGGATCGGGCAAGTCGTAAGACCCCGCTGACTGCTGGAAAGACAGCCGATCGGTGCGAGCGTATCGCGCAAGGAATTATGGCCCCAGTAATGGACAAGCCTTCCGAGAGTCATTATCAATGGTTTTTTGGAGGGTCTATCAATGGCCGACAATATTGCATCAGTCTATGCCGTCCAATACGGCACTAACATCTCGCTGCTGTTGCAGCAAAAGGGTTCCAAGCTGCGCGGCTCCGTGCAGATGGGTTCGTACAAGGGCAAGCAATCAGAAGTTGTGACGCAGTACGGTGCGACCGCTGCTCGCGCTGTGAGCACCCGCTATGCTCCGATCGTTCCGGTCAACACGCCGAACGACCGTCGCTGGGTGTTCCCGGAAGATTTCGATTGGGCCGACTTGATCGATTCGTTCGATAAGCTCCGTCTCCTCGCCGATCCGCAGTCTGCCTATTCGCAGAACGGGTTGTACGCGATGGGCCGTGCGATGGACGATGTGATCATCAACGGTATGCTCAACGACAACAAGACGGGCGAAGCGGGCGGCACGACCACCGGCTTTGACACCAGCAACCAGCGCGTTGCGGTGAACTACGCTGCCTCGGGCAACGTGGGCCTCACGGTAGACAAGCTGCGCGAAGCTCGCCGCATTCTCATGGAGAATGAGGTCGATCTCGACGCCGAGCCTGTGTACTGCGCGATCAGTGCCGAGCAGCACGATGATCTCTTGGGCCAGATCCAAGTGGTCTCGAGCGACTTCAACAGCGGCGCGCCTGTGATGAAAGATGGCAAGGTCATGCAGTTCCTTGGCATCAACTTCATCCACAGCGAGCGTCTGCCGACCAGCTCGACGTTCCGTCGTTGTCCAGTGTGGGTGCCGTCAGGCGTTCACCTCGGAATGTGGAACGACATCATGTCAAACGTCACGCAGCGTCGTGATCTTTCTTCTCACCCGTATCAGGTCTACCTGATGGGTACCTTTGGTGCGACCCGCACCGAGGAGAAGAAGGTCGTTGACATCCTGTGCGCGGAATAAGGGAGTAAACGAAAATGGCAGTTGTAGCAGTTAAGTCAACCCTTATCACCAACGCAGATGCGACTCCGGTCGTGCTCAATAGCCCCCGTGTTGACGGTGGTTTCGAGCGCGTCTCGGTGGCGACGGCAGCGATCACCAGCGGCGACAGCGTCGGCTCAACGTATCGGATGTTCCGCGTTCCCTCGAATGCGGTGATGACCGATCTCCGTATCTACTCGCCTGATATCGGCACGACCACGATCTCCGATATCGGCTTGTACGACACGGCGGCAGCCGGCGGCGCAGTGGTCGATGCAGACTTCTTTGCCTCGGCGCTATCCCTCAAGGACGGCGCGCTGAACGGTGAAGATGTGCTGCATGAGGCTGCGGTGTTCACCATCGCCAACAGCGGCAAGGAGTTGTGGGATGCGCTCGGTTTAACCGCCGATCCCCACAAGTTCTACGATGTGGCTCTCACCTTGACGGGCGCGGCTGATGCCACCGCCACGGTGAAGCTCGCGGGGCGTTTCGCGGCCTAAGTGGAACGGGGCGGGCTGGGCAACCGGCTCGCCCCATCTCTGACGGAGATTAGTTATGGCAGATCGTTTTTACGGTATTGACCGCGGCGAACAAGGCGTTCGCAATGTGACGGAAGGCGCGGCTTCTACGGCCTCGACGGATGTTGAGTTGCGTGTCGATCTCGCTGCGAACATGAACAAAGATGAAGTTCTGTACGCGATCGAGTCGATCAAGGACGCAATCATCCAAGACATTTGGCCTCCGGCTTAACGGCCGAGGGGGTTTCCCTTGGCTGCAAGTAATACCGCAATCGCAAACCTCGCGCTGACGAAGCTCGGGGATTTGCGCATCCTGAGCTTTACGGACAACACCAAGCCTGCCCGTGAAGTTAATGCCGTCTATGACATGGCGCGTGACTATCTTCAGCGCCGGTTCTCATGGCGCTTTTGCATTAAGCGAACCACGCTTCCTGCGAGCATCGATGCGCCGCTCTGGGATTATTCCTATCAGTACCAGGTGCCGGCAGACTGCCTGCGCATCATCCAAGTAGGCCAATACTTTCCCACGCCGGATATGTCCGATCTGATCGGTACGGGTGGGCAAGAGTATGTGCTCGAAGGTAAGACGATCCTCTCGAACGATGCAGGGCCGCTCAAGCTGCGCTACATCTCGCGAGTGTCTGATCCCTCGCAGTTTGATACGGCGTTTGATATGGCGTTTAGCGCCTATCTCGCCTACCTCCTTGCCGAGCCGTTGACGGCCGACAACCAGAAAAAGCAGGCAGCATTCAATGACTACAAAATGTCCATTCGCGATGCGGTGATTGCCAACGCAATCGAAAATCCACCGGAGTCTATTGCAGACAATACTTGGATTTTGGCGAGGCTGTAAGACATGGCGCGAGTCTCGCCGGCACTGACAAACTTCAACGGCGGCGAAGTCGGGCCGCTCTTATCCGGTCGCACGGATTTTGAGAAGTACGCAAGCTC